GTCAGTATTTCAATGAGTACAAACCGGCCTATGATCCGACTAAAAAAGCAATCAACTACCCGAAAGGTTATGAAAAGCAGTTGTCCGAATATGACGGACATCTGTCGGAAGATAGTTTTGAGGCGATTCTGAACACTATCGGCCTTTATCCCATACCTGACTACCATTACCGCAAAGCGGACAAATTTAGGGCTTATAGACGGCAAGGAAGCGCATCTGTAGGAATCAGCGCAAAGGTGTACCATGCGGCAAAAAGGGTACTGATATTCTCCGCATCAATGGATAACTTCCCGAACTGGCACAATAAGGAAGAATACCCCGAATGGTCACTACCTGCATCGTTTATGCTTTTCTATCATTTAGGCCGTGATTGGGAAAAAGTACTTGCACATATCGGCATCGTAAAGGACACAAACTCATACCCTTACGATATTTTTCCACAGAGTGTTAAAAAATCATTGTTCGAGGTAGCTAATGAGAAATCACTACATCCCGAATTTCTTGCAACTGCAGGACTATGGACTATCGCATCACTTGCCGGCAACTGCTTTACTTCCGATTTACCGGATGAAACGAAAAACATCTTATTTGCATTAATGATTGCACCAGTTTCCGTTGGTAAGACCCCTGCATTCAAAGCGATGTGCGAAACACCGTTAAAGGAATTGTTGGCAAGGGAGGATAAGGAATATGAAGAAGAAGTAAAGAACTGGAACCTACAACGTGCAGATGCCAATAGCCGCAAAGAACCTTTCAACAAGCCACACCCCAAGCGATTCCACCCATTTGCCGTTGATGGTACAACAGAGGGGTATATCTCACTCATGCAGGATCAACAAGGCGGCATGGGGGTATATCATGATGAAGCAGAAACCATACTTAATGCCGGTGCGCACAAAGCAAATAACGATGCCATTTCCTTCTTCACACAAGCATTTAGCGGTGGCAGGTACACTCAAATACGGGCAGACAGGTCGAAGGAAAGGGTAGTTAAATCGCTTAACATTTCCCTGCTAATGGGAACACAGCCATCCAGACTGAAAAACCTTTTCGGAGCTGACCGAATACAGTCAGGATTCGCTTCCAGGTTCCTAATGGTACAATCCGATTACATCAAGTTGCAGGAAGAAGTGGATCCTTTCACCCCGACACGGGCCATGTGCCAGGAGTGGAGTGACCTTATTTTCGAATTATACAAGCACAATAAAGAGTTCAGCAAAGGCGATAAGCCACCCCGTAAAATTATAGTAACGGATGAAGCAAGACCAATTTTAACAAAGTATTACAGGCAGCAGCGAAAGGATGCAAATGATAGGAAAGCTAATTCGGTTGAGGATTATGTTATGGGTACGGAAGCGAAGATGTCAGCGTACTTCTTCCGGTTCTGCCATATCATTGCCATCATGCAGAATCCAATGGTACCACTTGTTACTCGTCAGGTTGCTGACCAAGCATGGCAGCTTTACCGGTGGTATGCAGAATCAACCATGCACATTTTAGGTTCAATCTATGAGGAAAATGAATCTGGCCTTCCTACTGATCTACGCTTGTTGGTTGATAATCTTCCGGCGAAGTTTACTACGAAAGAAATGGAGGCACTGTGCACACGGTTAAATATTAAACCAAGAAGGTTTGTAGATGCTATGCGAAGGCAAGATTTTCAGCGAATGTTTAAGCGAATAGCGCATGGAGTTTATGAAAAGATGTAACATTCACCCCCCTTAATTGGGGGTTTTTTTATGCCATGACTTCGGGTAAATTGCCCAAAATTGCAGTCAAATTTGCAATAATTGCACCCACTGCAAATATGCAAACCATTGATAATCATAGCGTATGGTGGCAAATTTGCACTTTTGCGCAAATTTCAAGTAATAATAATTTTATATCTCTATATATGCTAATATACTAATCCTTATATAGATAGACGTGGGGTGCAAAAATACTGCAAATTTGCAACTTTGGCTGATACTCAATGAGTTATGAAGGTTTTGACTGCAAATATGGTGCAACTTTGTGCAAATTTGGTACTTTCGGGTGCTTATGGGTAACTTTGTAAACAACAAGTAAGTACAACGTGCCAAAGAAAGGACATACTAACAACCCGAATGGTAGACCCAAAGGAACACCCAACAAGGTTACCAAATCAATCAGGGAGCATTTCGCTACCGCTTTCGATTTATTGCAGGAAGATGATCAGCATAACCTGACCGCATGGGCAAAGACAAACCCCACAGAGTTCTATCGCCTAGCATCGAAACTCATCCCGACAAAAGTAGAGGCGGACATTCAGCAACCGGTCCAAACCATTATACAAATTATTCCCGACCCAAATTCAGCACCAATTGCCGATTGAGAAACTTTGTACCGGGTGTGGAAAACATAAATGTCGCTTGCAGATTGATTTCAGCAAAGAATTTTGTTATCTTTGTATAAACCGAACCGAACGCATGAAAATACATTACAACTTCGCTACTCGCAGCCGGCCAACAAAAATGACTGCTGCCATTGCCACCATTAAGGCATATTCGCATAAAGCAGATTACACTATCGGTATAACGGTTGATGACGATGATGATGTAACGCTGAATTCTACCCATTACCTCGAACTGCAAAGGGATCCAAATATCTACTTCACACACGGTAAGAGTGAAAGTAAGGTACACGCTATCAATCGGGGTATGGAAGGATGGAAGGGAGATATAGTTGTGAACATGAGCGATGATATGCGATTCTTGGTGCCAGGTTATGACATCAAGATCATAAATGCCTTCGCTGACAATCTTGACCAGTTCATCCATTTCCCGGATGGCAGGGTTAATCACCTACTACCTACTATGAGCATCATGGGTAGGACTTACTATGAAAGATTCGGGTATATCTACCACCCACAATACTTCTCCCTATGGTGCGATAATGAGGCAATGGATGTGGCGAAGAAGTTGGGGAAGTGGAAGTATGTGCCGGAGCGCATCTTCGACCATTACCATCCTGCATGGACAGGTGAGCCGATTGATGCACAATTACGGCATACGCAGGGTTATTACCACATTGATGAGCAAACATATATCAAGCGGTCAGCCGCTGGATTCCCTAAACAGAATGTATGACCCTATCAATTCTAATCTGCACTATCCAAGGCCGTGAGGGTTATCTCACCCGACTATTGCAAGAATTAGTGCAACAAAAGGCACGGTTATCTAATCAGCTAACCGATGAGGTAGAAATAATTGTCGAATCGGATAATGGTGCCATGAGTACAGGGCGGAAACGGAACTATCTCATAAGCAAGTCAACGGGGAAGTACATTGTATTCGTGGATGATGATGACATGATTGCACCCACCTACATCGCTGACATACTTGAAGCAGCAAAGCAGGATCCCGATGTTATCGTATTTAACGGAATAATGACCACCAACGGCAAGGATGAGCGGAAGTGGTATATCAGTAAGGAATACGGCTATGAAGCGAAAGACGGGGCTTATTATCGCTATCCTAACCACATTGTACCTGTTCGCAGGGAGATTGCCGTTAAGTTTCCATTCCAGGACATTAAGATAGGTGAAGATTATCTGTACGCTACTGCGATGCATGATGCAAAGGTTTTGCAGACAGAGGTAAAGATTGAGAAGGAACTTTATCACTATCAGTTTAGAACAAATAAGTAGGTTATGGGAGAGCATATTTGTAATTATTGCCAAGATTCTGGGTTATTAACAGGAGGAATAGGTAATAAAGGTGTTCCTTGTTTTTATTGTGAAATAAGAAATAAAGCAAGGTATATTGCTACTTACTACCACTCCGGCACCTACGAAGCCATCAACGTAATCGAAGCGTGGGGATTGAACTTCTGCTTGGGCAATGTAATCAAGTATGTTGCAAGGGCAGGGCGAAAGACGGATAATCCTATTGAGGATTTGGAAAAAGCGAAATGGTATATTGAAAGGGAGATTGAAAAACTAAAACAGAAATAACATGGCACAACAGACGGCAGTGGACATTGCATTTGAAAAATTAGCAAATCAAGGTTTGTTAATAACAAAAGATTATAAAAATCTTGTAGCATATAGAGAAACCAAAGAAATGTTTCAGCAGCAGATAGAGGATGCGTTTGTTGCGGGGGATGAAAGAGGTACAAAAGACATTCCATTTAACGCAGAACAATACTACACCCAAACCTACGGCAAATGAGATACTCACAAAACAACGAACAAGACGTAATCGAGCAGTACTTCCGCACATCGGGAGTGTTCCTCGACATCGGTGCTAATGATGGTGTTACGTTATCAAATACCTATGCCCTGCAACTAAACGGATGGGGTGGTGTACTTGTTGAGCCGAGTGAAGATGCCTTCAATCGCATACCACCAAATGACAAGGTAAAAGCGTTCAATGTGGCAATAGGTACGGCAGATGGCACTTGTACCTTCCATGAAATGGGTACACATCTCAATAGGGGTGATGTATCGCTGCTATCAACCATTAAGAAATCAGAGATGAAAAGATGGAATGGTACAGAGTTTAAGGAACGCATGACAGAAGTGTGGACATACAAGACATTAGTCAAGAACTCACCATACAAGGTATTTGATTTTATCAGCATTGATGCAGAAGGTATGGACTTTGAGATACTCGAACAGATTAATCTATCGCATACACAAATGGTGTGTATAGAACACAATGGCAATGCTGACCTATTCCAACTCATTAAAGAGTACTGCAATGGTTTCGGACTGCATAAGAAATTACTTAACAATTTAGAGAATGTAATATGGGCAAGGTAATCACATCCCTTTCCTCCACAGGCAGGGAAAACTATAATGAGGCGATGTTAGGACTAATCCGGTCAATAAATCGCAATGCTCCCGACTATGACACTCATTTGCGGAGTG